TGTTACTTTTCCAATTATTTTTCCTACTGATTTCTGCATATTAATCACTGGTCCTCGAATAGTATGATTGCTGTAACTTTGTCACTGTACTTATTAGAAATGTATTGGACACTGTATAATTCATCTGCTGCCGCCATATTAGCCCTAAGCCAAGTCTGAACGGTAGTGTGGATTGTAGCCGCACTACTTTGAACCGAAACTACGGTTAAGTTTGCTGGATTTTGTACCGGCATTCAAATCACCCTCAAATAGTATCGTATTTGACACCGACGGCAAGTGCGGTTGAAGCAGCAGTATGAGTTAATACCATATTGCTCATTACATTGTCTGTTACATCAACAAGTGCTACGAAGTTTAGAGTAAGTGTTTGTGTGTCACGGCCTGAAACATTCGCTGATGGTGCTTCCCAGCGTACCTTACGAATGCCTATTGCTAGACTTTGTGTGCTGTTTGTCAAGACTAATTTAATTGCTGGGTCTGCTGCAACACCAGTGTACATCTTTCCGGCGGCTGCTAGAAGCATGTCATAGCCCGGTACATTTGTTGCACTGGTTGTGGAAGCATCTGAAAACTCAACGCTTCCTGTGATTTCACGCAGTTGTGGTTGTGGTTGGCGAAGGTATGTTCTGTCGCCAATAGAGCAAGCCGCATCAGTATCAAGGTTCATGTTGAACTCCATACTGATAGACTTAATCTTAGTTGATGATACTCCAGTACTTCCTGATTCAGAGAAACTAACTGTGCCTTCTGCAAAGTGGAATCCATCGAGTGTTGCACCACCAAAGGTAGGTGCTGCTATAAGTGTATCAACATTTGATTCACTCTTGCCATTGAAAGTAACGCTTGAAGTGACATACTCACCATGAGTTGCACTAATTGATAGGTTGTTAATACACATACCTGTGTAGGTATGCTCTTTTTCTTCACGACCTACTTCAAGTGTAAAGGAAGGTAGTTGATTGTTTGATGATTCTGTGAATGAGTGAATCAAATTAGAAGCACCAATAGTATAGCCATCACCGGACCCGTAGATACCAAATAGACATAGGCCCAAAAAGTCGTCAGGTTGTGTTACGAAGTTTATTCCACCTTCGGAGTATTCTTTGCCGTTAACGGACTTAGCAGCACCGTAGCGGCTTATACCACTACGAGTCATTAGGTCAAATTGATATGCAATACTTTCATCATCAATCTCACCCATCCCTATATATGGGAGTGCCGTACTAGACGCACCAGTAGCGAATGTCATATCAGACTTGGTACCGTATGTTGTAGCGGTAGGGGTTCCTGTGGCTTTAATTGCTGCCGTATGTTCGGGAGTTATATTCAAATATCTGTATGTAAAATTAGAGGTCATTTACTTTCACCTGTATGTCCCTACAAGCGGTTTGTTATTTGAAGGTTCTTATCGAAGCAGCATACTGAGTTGTCGCATGTAAGTTATTTCCATCTTGTGAACACATATAACTTCATCATCGTCCATCTTAGTATCAAACTCAATTGTATAATCAGTCAGGCTATCAGTAGTGCCTTTAAGCCCGGTGTTAGTATAGATTTCATCGAAGGCATCACCGGCTATCTCCATACCCATACGATATGCGTTTTTATAATCGGTACCTCTAGTAGTGATAAATAGTACCAATGTGAAAAGTTGCGTAATTCTTGAGCCGCCGAGGGTAGCAAAATCAGGGGAATCCATTTTCTGCAATATGACATGTATGCTTGGTGGAGCAATTCTTGAGACCATTTGTGATGATATATCATAACCATATAGAATAGAAGAATCGTTTACTTGATTTTTCAAAAAGAATCTTTTACTATCCTTTAGTAGTTGTACTACTGATAGACCCATGCGGAGCAAAGAATCAGATACAAATGCGCTAGTGGATAATTCGTCGGGATTGAAAGCACCCATGTTCGTAGCGTATACATTATTCCATAAAATTGTTCCATTGTTATTTCCCCACTGTATTTTTTTACTTGAGCCTGATGCGCCAGTTATTTCTATGTAGTTTGTACTCGCCAAATCATCTTCGATAATCTCACGCATATACAAACGAGCAACTCCAGCAGCACTTAATGTTAGGCGGAGCATGATTGGGACAGCCTCGAAACCATCGGCCTGTTTCAAATCTAAATCTCTTGTTACAACGGTAGTAGCACCTACTACCTTTAATGTTTGGTCGTCACCGGTAGCCTTTACTTCGACTTTGTAGTCACCATTGTCTAACATCATTAAGACTGTATCATTATTTGGCGTTACAGTGTATTTTAGACAAGTAACTATACTGTAGTCGCTAGTAGTAGGTATTACCGACCACAGTTGGCCGCTGCCAGCACTGGCGATTTGCCATGCTTCGCCGACGGCTGAACCGTCACTACCCGTACCGGCTAATGTAAATGACTCGTTATTTTGACCGTAACCAGTTAGGTCAACTGGAGTACCACCATTCATACGGCTAGTCCAGTACTCACTTGTTGTTGCTATTGGCAGTAATATCCCTCCATGCTTTTTCAAATGCAGTTTTCATAGCCGCTTCTATTTTTGGAACGCTTTTATCTCGGGCTTTACTTAGCCAATCAATAGACTTGAATCCGGGGTGGACTGTATTATTACCTCCTTTGGTATTAATAAAACCACCACTACCTGAACCACCACCAAAGGTTGCGCTATTGTTAATGGATTTGAATGTAAATGGATAGTTAAACTGAGGCGCACCGTATTCTAATAGTGCTGCCAACTTCCCTCCTCGAGAGCCTTTAACACCACCGGAGTCCATAGGAAGGGAACCAAAGCGTACTTCTGCTTTTTGCTTACCTGCCATTCCCTGTTCGACCCCTAAAGAATCAGCCACTTTTTGTGCCATGTCTCTTTGTCTAACGGGACTATCACTTTTTATTTGACTTTGGGCAGCGGGTATTTGTTTTTTAAGAACCTCAAATATAGCGTCGGACATAATTTTACTCGACCTATTTTCTAATTCTTTCATAGACCTTTTGAATCTAGTAGTATCTATTACAAAACTAAAACCCATTAGGTCGCTTGAATTACCTTTTGAACCTTTTATAATACTCATCTAATCGCCTCAATCAACAGTACCTAAGTGTGCTAATCGAACTAGACTACCATTACCTCTTGCTCGAAGGATATTAGAACGCACAGGGTCAGCCCCTGATGTATGGAATGCTGATTCATCTTCAAGATAAATAGCAGCCGCTAAATCACCGCAAATCTCTCGAGTAATTTCTGCAAACTCACCTTGCTGTACAGCAACTCCGTCTGCGTGTCCGAAGTCGATACCAGTACAGCCGGTTAAATTGTGCGTGGATTTTCCAGTCCACTTGAATGTATCTCCGTCTATGTTACCTGTACCTGCCGCCGCAAAGTCTGTACCACTTGTTAGGGTGATAGTACTAGCACCTGCGACTATTACACCGTTAAGTGTAGTGGAGGCTGTGTAGGAGGATGGAGCGTCACGCCCGTAATCTCTGAATGTTTGGTCGATGTCAACACCTGCTCGACGAATAGCACTTGCTATACGAGTAGCGGCTCTATCACGCTGACCGGAATCAAGTCCCAATCTAACTGCCACATCTGATGCTGTACAATATCCCATTTAATCACCTTACATCATTAGACTACCAACATCAACACCAAACGAAGCCGCTATAATTATAATTAGAATCCTAACGCTTCCGTGTAACTTGGCAAGAGAGACCATCATGTCAGTTTGCGCCGCTCCCATCTTTTCAATTAATTCTTCGTGTTTATCAGTACGCTTTTCGACATTATCAATGCGTACTCCGTGAGTTGTTTTGGACATAGTAATCACTTCTTTTTTTCGTTTGTAACTTCTTCGACTACTTCTTTGATGTCGTCAACTATGCCACCCAATTCACTTAGGCTAATTTTTCCATCATCAAGGTAATACTTTTGGTATATCTTGTATACACCAGTAAGTACTATTCCGGCCAATCCTACATATAATGCTATCATTGTTATATCCATTTCAATCATCTCTATATTCTATTTGTTTTACTGCCGAGGTTGGAATAAAGGTAAACGGCTTGCTCTCGCCGACCCTATATACAGCGTACCCATGTTCTGTCTTTTCAATGTTCACATTTGTATAGCACCTTTCAGGTGGAACATACACTATTTTTCCTTTACGCATTTTATTCACCTCTTAGTGATTCTATATGTTCTGCCGTGGGACAGTCACATATGTCAGTAGGCCATAATTCTAATCTTAGAAACTGCTGGCCGTTATCGAATAATACATTACTGTTATTTAGAACATCAGGATAATGTTCTGCTAATACTTCATAATAAGATTTCATGCTATTTTCACCATCATTACATAAGTTGCGGGGTTGCCCCCTCCATTTTTGAGTTTGAAATGTTTAGCCAATGCCTCATTAGGGT